CACGCTGAGGGCGCGAGCACCACAGCAAGCAGCAACGCGTCACACGCTGAGGGCGAGGACACCACAGCCAGCGGCTACGCGTCACACGCTGAGGGCGAGAACACCACAGCCAGCGGCGACAGGTCACACGCTGAGGGCTATAACACCACAGCCAGCGGCAACGCGTCCCACGCTGAGGGCAGTGGAACGATTGCGGCAGGAGAAAATCAGCATGTAAGCGGCAAATATAACGTCGAAGACAGCGACGAAGAATATGCTCTTATTGTCGGCAATGGCACAGATAGTAACGCCCGTAGCAACGCCTTTGCAATCGACTGGTACGGCAACCTGGTGCTGTTCAACAACGGTACTCCCGTCGTGCTGACTCCTGCCAAACTGGCACAACTTATTGCTTAACAATTAAAAAAGAAAGACTATGGCTAAGAAAAGTGAAGAACTGAGCAAAGTAGAAGCGCTGAAAGCGCTGAAAGAGGAATTCGAGCAGAGACGTGCGGCAATCAATGCCGAGCGCAAAGCTCTGCACGACTGGTATTTCGCGGAAAAAGCAAAAGTGCTGAATGCTGGAGAGTCCGAAAAATAGCTGTTCTTGCACAAGGCTGAAAAAGGTAGCAGTCGCTTTGGCGGCTGTTGCCGTTAGCCTTGGAGTGGCATCGTTTCTGATGCCGCCGCAAGGGGTCATAGACGGCAGCGTGATAGCTTTCGCTGGAGAGGTGTTTGCGTTTGCAAGTTTATTCTTCGCCTGGGAGGCTACCGACCGCGGCATAGATGCGAAACTGAAACATGGAGAGACGGAACTCGAGTTGAACAACCCGGACAAATGAGATAGCGGCGGCAAAAGCTGCCGCTATTACTAATATGTTATAATATGGAAGAGGTAATACTTGAGAGAGCCTGGAGACGGGAAACTTACACGGTCGGTAAGGTAATAATCGACGGCCAGAGGTTCTGCGAAAGCATGGAGGATAAAGACAGAGGGCTTACGCAGGACATGAGCGAGGAGGAAATCAAGCGCATAAAAGTGTATGGAGAGACGGCTATTCCGACCGGAACCTACACCGTCAAAATGACGTATTCGCAAAAATACAAAAGGAATATGCCAGAGGTGCTTGATGTGCCCGGCTTTAGCGGCATTCGTATTCACAGCGGCAACACAGCAAAAGACAGCCTCGGCTGCATATTGCTTGGCCGTAACACGAAGGTCGGAATGGTAACGGAAAGTCGCAAGACATGCCAAGAGTTCGAGCGCAGGCTTATGGCTGCTGGCGGAACATGTGAGTTAGAAATCATATAATACTTAACACGAGAACAGAATAATGTTAAGCTTTTTCAGAAAACTTAACTTTAGCGAGAAGGAGAAAGATACCTTTGTCATCATAGGTAAAGCGTTTCTTATCTGGGCACTTGCTTGCCTTATGTGCGTAATGTTCTTCTCTTGCAAGAGCGTACAGACTGAGACAGTCATCAACTATAAGGACAGCACTATTGTTCACACAATAACAGACACCACGCACATCACCGTGATAGACACTATTCACGTGGAGGCCTCCAAAGAGAATGAGAGCGAGAGCGAGACGGAAATTCAGTTCGGCGAAGGTGGTGGCACGTGGAATGCTTTGACCGGCGAGGCAACTAATGTCATCAACGTGAAGCAGTCCACAAGGGAGAAGGAATTGCAGCAGATGGTTATGAACTATAAACATGAAGCCGATTCTGCATCCGCTAAGTGTGATAGTCTTTACGCTGCCAATCATAACCTACAGGAGCAGATAGAACACCAAGAGAACACGAAGGAGATAACACCTCGTTCTGGATGGAACAAGTTCTGCACTTGGTGGACTATAGGCTCGTGGATATTGATACTGCTGGCCGTAGGCTGGAGAGTGTTCAAGGCCGTCTATTTGCGACGGTAGTGCAAAAAAAACACGCTGTCTATTCCGGAAATGCAGCATTTTTAGACGCATTTTGCCAAAAAATGCGTTTTTTTTGCGTTTTTTTTATTATAAAATTTTGTTATATCAAAAAAATATAGTAATTTTGCACTGCCGTTCCAGAGAGGGAGGGGCGAAACCAAAAAGTGAAACCAAATAAAAAAAAAGAATTATGGAGAAATCATTCAATGACATCAGCAATCAATTAGAGCGTGTTATAACTTTAGCCAGTCAGATAGGAGGTCGTTATACGGCAACCGCCACTGGTCGAGTTGACGCACAATGGTTAGCGCAGATTGCGGCAAAGGCACGCGCCCAGCACGGCATCTCGCTTTTTTGCACCGACAGGGACGAAAAGAGGCCGTTCATCTACAAGCCAGAGCCGAAATCAGTGACAGCCCAAGAAACCAAGCTAAAGCCCACCGAGTTGCACCAGGTTGAACCAGTGCAACCCGGTGCAAGCAAGACGCGTCGCGAACTAACAGTGGAAGAAGATGCGGCGTATCGGAAGAAATTGCAAGAGGTATGCCTGCCAAAACCAATACAACTGACGCTGTTTTAACATGTAAAATAAACAATGGTATGAAGGATAGTAACAAGATAGGAAAACAACGGCTCTCGACAGCAATCGGCGAGCTGGTCAAGACATCCAGAAAGAGCAAAGGCTTGAGCCAATACAGGCTCGCAAAGGCGGCCGGAATTACCCCCGTCCATGTCAGGGAAATCGAACACGGAATGCTGTCGCCACGGGTTGATACGCTTAACAAAATTTGCAAGGCTTTGCAAATGGAGATACGGCTCCCGATTGATTAAAGGCGCAAGAATAGAGTTTTTCTCAATTCTAAGACATTTTCGGCGCGCGGGTGTGTAATTTACCACCTGCGCGTTTTCGTGGTCTCTAATCAAAGAAAACTGCCAGCTCTTCCCAGAGCCAGCAGCTTACAAACAATACAATAAATTTGAAACCTTAGCAAATAAAGAACACAAAAATAATCTGAACCTAACAAATAATAAACCAACTTAAAAAACCAAACTGATTCGATTTGGGTGCAAAGGTAATGCTTTTTTTTGAATTATGCAACTTTTTGGGCGAAAAAATTTGCATATATTGAAAAAAAGTTGTAACTTTGCGGCCAAAATCAAAACTTTTTGGTATGAAATACGAGGAAACAATCGAGGCGCTGAGGGTAATAGCGCAAAAAAATGACAAACTGACGGATGTCGAAAAAGAGTTTGTAAAGGACATCTGCACCGAGTTCGGCATAAAGTTTGAACCAAAATCGACACGCTGCAAATCGTGCTACCAAGATGCAGCGCTGCAATGTTATAACGAGGCGACAAAAAGAGCTGCATCAGAGGGCGCGAAAGACAGCGAGCGGAGTTATGTATTGCGCCCGGGTGTGGATGTGTTCTTCGGCTCGGTTCGTGTGAATGCGGCAACGCTTACCGATGAGCTGTCCGAGAAAATAATCGCAAGAGGTTTCGACAAAAAATTCTTTCTAAAATGCAAATAAGAGAGTCCGAGAAGTATGCCGAGTTCGCCGACAAAGAAAAGTATCTAACCGAGAAATCAGTCAAAAAGCTAAAAGAGGCGGCGGAAGAAAAGTTTGGCAAGGTGTATGCGTTGGAGTTCGACACGTTCCGCGAATGCTATGACGGGAAGTTTGATGCCGTACTTGGTAACATGCAAGACCCGACCGTGCTGCAGGTATATTGGCAAAAGCGATTTGCTGACGTTGTACAGGAATTCGCAAAGGCGGTCAAGAATATGACACTACCCCAGACGGCAGACGAGTTGACAGCGTCAAAAGGATTGCTGTCGATGAGCTGGGACGAAAGCATTATTGTGTTCTGCCAGCAATTCTTCGGGCTGCACAACTACAAGGATGCAGGAAAGTTGACACTCGGCGAAATACTGATTGCAAAGAAAGTGGCTTATAATCGTGAAAAGTTCCAGCGCCAAATGACGGAGCTGCAACGTAAAAAATTATCTAAATAATATGAGCGTAATCGAGAAAATCAAGAAAAGTGTGACAGCGGCAACAGGACTGCCGTTTTATTACGACACACCACAGACGCTGAACGTGCGTCTGGACACGGCCGAGTACCCGTGTGCGATGCTACATATATTGCAGAGCGGTACGATCACTGACACGAACGGCATACTGCATGAGAGGCTGACAATCGAAATGCTGTTCGCTGACCAGTCAAGACTTGATTTTGACGGCGAGCAGGTTGAGGCGTACGAGTTGAATGCACTGAAAAGGTTGGCGTTTAAGTGGGTGCTGCACCTGTATCGCTCCAGAGCGCTTCGGCTTGTGTCAATCAACGGCACGAACAGGTATTATGCGACGGACGATGCAATATATAGTGCGTTTGGCGTGCAGGTAACAATCGACGAGGCCGAGGGTGTTTCGCCATGCGATTTGTAATATATTTCATATATTATGCAAATTTTTAGCGAAATTTCGGTTCTCTGCCGTTTTCAAAGTAAAAATGTGTAAGTTATTAGCTTGAAAAAGCAACTGTCTTAAAACTGCCAAAAATGAGTAGCACGTTAGAACAGGAAATCTGGGGCATACTTAACCAGACGAAAGACGAGATACGGGCAAACATGTCGTCAAAGAATATCAACGCGACAGGAAGGACGAGCGCAAGTATCCATGTCGAGACGTTTGAAAAGGGCGTTCGGCTTGTGGGAGGGTCGAATGATATGCACCCTGTTGCGGACTACCCGTACGGTTCGGCTGAAGCCCCGGACACGGCTCCTATACCGACACTTGAGGTTGGCCGTCAAGGTGGAGAGGTGCCGAGAGGCTTTTACTATATTATTCGGCAATGGTCACGTGATAAGGGGCTGAACTTTGCAAGCGAAAGAGAGCGCAGCACGTTTGCGTATTTCCTTGCCCGGAAGATTGCCCGAGAGGGGACGAGGAGAAACAAAGTGCACGAAGACATTTACAGCACACCCGTCGAGAACGCAAAGGAGAGAATAACAAAGGCTGCAAGGGAAAGCATGAAAAACACCTTGCAGGCCGCGCTCGGAGGTGTGCAGGTTACAAGTCTGAGGGGTGCGTTCTCAAACTAATTTTTTTTTTTTTACTTTTTGAAACGGTAGAAAAAAGTCTTATATATATACATATACACATGTGAAATAAAAAAAAAAAAAAAATAAAACGATGGCTGACGATAGAGTTACAACGATTTTGCAGGTCGAGCTCGATGCTGCAAAGGTGGCGCAAGACTTGGCGATACTTTCCCAGCGCATTGAAAACGTCAAGAAAGACCAAGCCGACCTTAACGAGCAATTCAAGAGGGGCGAGGTTACGGCGGCTGAGTACAACCGCCAAATGACGGAAATGAAGGGCGAGCTGTCTTGGCTGCAAAAAGAGCAAAAGGGGCTAATCGCGACGACGAAATTGCTTGACAAAGAGTCGGCGCAGTATTCGAACACGTTGAATGGTCAACGTCAAAAGCTGGCTGACATGCAGAAAGCGTACGACCAGTTGGATGCCACGGTGCGTGAAAGTGCGGCCGGGAAAAAGTTCCTCAAAGAACTGCAAGACCAGAACGAGGCTGTGATGCAGCTGGAAAAATCAACCGGCCGTGCGCAGAGGGGTGTCGGGCAATACGAAGAGGCGCTGAAAAATGCGGGCGTAGGCGTTGAAGGGCTTTCGAAAAAGATGCGCGCGTTTATGAAAAACCCCTGGGCGGCTCTCATTGGTGCAATTGTGCTGGCGTTCAAGGGGCTTACGGATGCGTTCAAGCGTTCCGAAGACCGTATGAAGGACTTGCGCGCGTCGTTTGCACCGTTGCAGGGTGTGACGGACATGATAAAGAGGGCGTTTGATGCGCTGGCAAACTCGCTCGGAAAATTGGCAACAGGCGCGCTGCAGAAAGTGACAAGCGGCATTCGTTGGCTGTTTAATGCAATCGATAAGCTTGCGTCTAAGATTGGCCTTGACTGGAACTTGTCTGCGGCCTTTGAGGATGCGGCAGAAAATGCAGAAAAAGCCACGGCAGCCGAACAACGGTACATAGACCACAGGCGGAAGTTCGTCGAGGAAGAGGCCGAGTTGGACAAAAAAATCGCCATTCTAAGAGACAAATCAGTACAGCGGGACAAATACACAGCCGAGCAGCGTATCGCGTTCCTACAGCAAGCTATCGACGCTGAAAAGAAAATCTCGAAAGAGAAGGTCGAGCTGGCAAATGAAAATTTGGCGTATATAGAGGCTGAGGCTGCACGGTCGGCAAATGACAGGGATATGCTGGACAAATTGGCCGAGGCTCGAGCTGCGGTAACACAGGCTGAGACTGAGTTTTTCACTACAACGCGCAGGCTCAATGCCCAGATAGCGGCGGCAAGGAAAGAGCAAGAGACGGAGGCGAAAAGAGATGCAGAGGACACGAAGAAAGCTGCGAGAGAGGCGGAAATCGAGCTGAGGAAACAGCAGCGCCAAACGAAAGCCAGTCTTGACTATAGACGTGAGGTGCAACTGGCCGCTTTGGGAGAGGCGAAGAAATACAGCAAGGAGGCGATGGACGTTAACATCGCATATTACAATGACCTGCTCAAAGTGTATGCAGAGGATAGCGAGGAATATCTGAAAACACTGCAAGCCAAAGAGGGCTACGAGGCGCAATGGCAGCAAAAGCGAAAGGAGCTGACAGAGGAGGCGGAAACTTTTATTGCTCAGTTTGACTCGGAAGAGGCTCTGCGCGACAAATATGAAAGGCAATTGCGAGCGCTGGAGGAATACCATGCTGCCGGAGTGATTAGCGAGACGGCTTATCAAAAGTCGATGAAGGACATCGACCAACAATATACGGCTGAAAGGGTGAAAACTTTGAGCTCAGCGACAGGGCAACTGGCCGGGATATTTAACCAGATGTCTGCGGCGGTTGGTGTGTACGCTGAGCAGAATGAGGGTGCTGCAAAAGCGCAAAAAGCCTTCGCGCTGAGTGGTATCATTTTAAACCAAGCACAGAGTATTTCGGAGGGTGCGCTTGCGACGGCAAAGGGTATAGAGAGCGCGTCGCAGATACCTTTCCCGTATAACATTCCCGCAATCATTACGGTCGTTGCGACGATTGGAGGAATGATTGCCAGCGTGATGTCAACTATTCAGCAGGCAAAGCAGGTCTTTTCGCAGGCTGATGCTGGCAACTATTCGACTGGCGGTGTCGTGCCTGGTAACAGCTACACAGGTGACAAGCTGGTTGCTCATGTTAATAGTGGAGAGGGTATCTATACACCGTCACAGGCAAACAACGTCTTGCAGCAGATAGCAAACAACCCGCTGCGCAGTGACTCGGACAGGCTGGCAGAGGTGCTGACGGATGCGCTGAGTAGGATGCCTGCACCGCGACTTGTATATGACGAATTTAGAACGTTCGAAAAGAACGTTGCAACTTTCGACGAATTTGCTAATATATAAATCTTTGATAATATGAACATAGATTTTAGCCCGGCAATCTGGGCACAAGAGCGAAACTTTTTGTATGTGTCGAGCCTGCAAGCTGGCAGCACACATGTGCTGGTTGAGGTTGTGGGGCATAGTGAGCTATCGGCAAAATACGCCATACCGCCTTCGCGTGCTGTGGATGTTGACGTTACTGACGTTGTAAGGATGTACGAGACTGGCACTTTCAAAGTGTCTGAGCTGAGCGGCGACACGGTTGTGGAGGAACAAACGCCCGACTCGTGGCTTAGAGCTGGGCTGATTAACCCTACAAAAGTGTTAATTCCAGACCATGACCTGCAAGACGCTGGTGGTGGTGCGCTTATTGTTCCACCTAATAAGATACTGGTAGATACTGAAGACCCCTCATGTATTGCTGAGTGTTACTTTTCCGAACCGAATAATTGGCTTGCAACAGGAGATGCTGCACTCGATGATGAAAAACGCAACATAACGATTACTGGCGACTTCTTGCTGGCTACAAGAGGTTTCACGGCCACGAAAAGCTACTGGCCGGAGTACGCAGATGTGTGCACGCCGCTTGCCTTCCTTACTTGGAGGAGCTTTACAGGCGCAATGAGAATACACGTCTTTAAGGTTGTACAACAGGCGACGGAGGCGGTCGATGAAGTAGAGATGCTGACCGCTGATAATTCGTACGACATTCGCAAAGGGAGGCGGGACAGCGTGACGCTTAGACTGGACGGGCTTAACCGCTACGACTTATGGTATTATGGAGACGTTGTAACGAGCAGTTTTGTCGGTGTATCTTTCGAAGCCGGAACAAAGTCTTACCGCGCAGAGGTCACAACAAAGAAAATAGAATTACCAGCTAACGACGAGGGAGCGCTTGGTAGTTTGGAGATAACACTTAATTATTCAAGATATGACTCTCTATAATATAACGGCTGGCGGCTTTGTCGAGTTGGCAGATGACTTTGCTCCGTCATTCAAAAAAGAAAATGCCCTTTTCGCATTCGATAAAATGAAATGCGAGAGAACGTTGTCGTTTTCCATTCCGGCAACTCCCCAGAATGACAGGCTGTTTGCAGATGCGAAGAATTTGAACAACAGGGGAAGCGGAATGCGTGTAAGGTATGCAGCGCAATTGCAGTCGAGCCTTGTCACATTGGATGGCGACCTGTACATAACGGAGTACGAAAATTCGGCGTATAAGGCTGTTTTTGTCACTGGCGAGATGTTTGGTTTACGCGCGCTTAAAAACGCCGGAAAACTGAGCGAAATCATATCTACGAGCATTATTACGACTTATTACCTTTTCCCGAACACACCAAGCACTGGCAGGTCTTCAATTTATACGCAAGTGGCCTATGGAACGAACCGAGAGCAGCCGCTTCCGTCGGTAAGATTGCACGGCGTAATTGAGTTGGCAATGCAAGCGCTTGGCGTGCCTGTTTCGTTACCAGATGCGACGCAGTATGTAAGAATAATTCCGGCAGAGGTTAACGGGGCGGCTGAGACGGATGTAACGTTTACGTCGCTCGCAAGGGCAATGAGTGAAACAACGCATGTTGTTTGCTATGAAATACAACTTAGCGCCTTGTCTGATTTGGTTGGTATAGAGACCGCCAGAGTGCGCCGAAGTGTCGGTTCGTCGATTATGTATCTCGGCAGGTTCGAGCAGTATTTTACGCGTCAAGAGCTGCAACTGGAGTTCCCGGATGACTGGGCTGATGATGTGTTTGTAGGGTACTTTTTGGACGGAGACACGAACACGATTGCTGAGTTTTCCTTCTACGGTAACAGGTCATTCGATGAAAATGGAACGGTAACAGGCGAGAGCCTAAGAGGGCGCTCGGTAACGATACCACTTGGCGGTAAGTTCGTGCTCATAGATAAATCATGCTGGGTAAATCAGCAAACGTCTTCAGGGCTGGAGAAAGGCTGGGCGCCTTACGGCATATCAATAGACTTGCAGATTAGCGGCGGCGAGATAGCGGTTGGCTCAACGGTTAGATTGCAGGACAATTTGCCGGACACCGATGTCGTTTCGCTGCTTAAAATTGTTTCGGCGCTTAGCGGCTTGCAATTGTATTATGAAGAAGGTGCAGGTGTGTCGTTTGTGACTGGAGAGAAAACCGGCCTTGTAACGTTAGACGGAAAGATTATTGAGAGGAGCAACCTCACGAGAACGTATGCTGATTACGGCCAGAAAAACGTGATACAATTTGACAGCGAAGACGGGATGCCGGAGCGTGACAGGGTGCAGCTCGAATATGATGTAGAGAACGATAACCTGGCCGCTGAAAAGGTACTGCTGACGATACCATATAGCGAGGGAATATCGAACGGCATATATGAGGGGCAAAGGTTAATCTTTACACGTGAGGCCGCGCTGGCGGATGCAGACACTAACGCGCCTGCAATGGTAAAAGTAAATCTGCAACCGAACACGGTACTGGAAAGTCTTTGCACCAATTCAACGAGCATACAGGTGCGGGCGAAGATGTCGTTGCTGGAGTACCAGCAATTGCGCGTAACTAAATATGTATATTATAATTATGCGTACTGGATGTGGACTGATGCGAACTGGAGCAAGGGCGTCGCAACGATTAGCCTGTCAATGGTTGACGATGATGTGCTGCCAGTCCCGGATATTTGGCTGCCGTTAGACGGTAGTTACGAGCTGAAAGGTAACATAACAAGCCTGCCAGTTAACACTGATAACGCCTTCGTCACAATAGAGCAAGGGCTGACGTTACAAAGCTATGGAGGTGCAAAAGTTAACAGCACGGTCGTGACGAGCTCGAAGGGTATTAACTTAACCAAGTGGACTGTGCCGTACGACATATTCGCAACGACGAGAACGTATGCAGGCCAGACGATACAAGCTACGTCTTTGACTGCCGCGCTTTGGCTGAGAATGGATACGGCAGACATTAGTTCGTACGGCATAGATTTGTCGCAGGAGCGTTTCGGTATGATTTTCGGCACGCCAGATGCGTACAATTTCTTTGGTCTTATATTCCGCACAGGAGACAATGCGCTGACACCATGTTTCGGAAACCGCAACAGCCAGACGCACGTGCTTGACAGCTACGGTGCAATGCAGTTCGATGTGTGGGCACATTACGCGTTCGTCGTTAATCTTGAAGATATGAGCGTAACAGGCTATCTGAATGGCGTGCAAGTTTTCAAGAGAATGCACCCTGCATTCGCAAACTGGATGTGGGCAATGCAAGCTCCGGCATGGAGAATGGCTGGTAATTACGCGGCGATAAGGATGCCGTTCTGGTTCAAGGACGTACGGCTGTACAATAGGGCTTTGACAGCGGGGCAAATTAGCAAGGTTTACCTCGGCTCATAGTTGTTATTTTGTTTTCTCGGAGTGCTCGGCGTTGGGAAACGCTGGGCACTTTTTGTGTATATATGCGCTGTCTATTCCAGAAATGCAGCATTTTTTCGGGAAAAATTGAAAAAAAATGAAAAAAATTGAAAAAAATTGAAAAAAAATTTGCATATGTAAAAAATAAGTAGTAATTTTGCACTGCCATTCCGAAAGAGCGGGATGCAAACCAAAAAGTGAAACCAAAAAAAATAAATGTAATGAACACGTCTTTTATTAATAGGAACTTCCGCATAAAGGTCAGCGGAATGGTCGTCGGAACGAAAGTTAATTCGCTGGTCGGAGTTGCCGGACTGTTAGCAATACTGAACGGCGATGAGAGCAAGGCTGAAAAGTATGTCGAGAGAGCTTACAATTCGGCTGCTGATAAATGCACGTGCAAGATATATGGAGGCGCGCGAATTACATTCTATGCTAAATAATATAATAACCAACTAAAAAAAAAGAGTTATGGAAAACAAAACTGACTTCGCAGCTCAAGTGGCTGCACGTGAAAGTGCTGAACAGCATGCAGAGGAAATTCGCAAGACCCGCGTAGGCGGTCTTGGCGGAAGTGATGCAGCAATTTTGCTGCGAATTGGACAGGCCGGACTCTCGGCCTTGACAGCAACCGACAACAATCGCCTGTGCGTGATGCTTGGTCTTATTCCAGTTGGTGGCTTTGGTGGCAATGTGTACACGGCCGCTGGTCACAAGTACGAGGACTGGGTCGATGAGATGAAGCCCTGGGGAGAAAAGCACTATGACCGAGAGGCTGTCCTTGAAATGCCGTTCGCAAAGAAATTCAAGACTTTTGCTCATGCAGACTTTTCCAACGCTGAAACTGGCGTAGTTGTAGAATGTAAGTTCGTGCAAGACGAGACTGACAAGGTCGCACAAACTTACCATGCGCAGCTGCAATGGTATTACATGCTCGGAGCGAAGGAGGTGTATCTGATGCACGGACGTGGTAGCGTCGAGCCGTTTGAGGCGGCTGAGAATGCGCTGCGGCATATCATGAGAGACCAGACAACAATCGACACAATGCTGAATGGGATAAAGATACTGGACGACGCACTGGAGAGCGGCTGGCAACCTGCACAGCTTGAAAAAGTGGCTATTGAGGAAACGCCAGAAATCGTTCGTAAGGCGTTCGACGAAATGGATGCAGTGAAAGTGCAAGAGGCTGAACTGAAAGCCCGCAAAGATGCGGCAACTGCGGTCTTGAAGGCTTATTGCGAAGACTGGGGGCTGTCGGGTATTGTTAGAGCCGGAGAAAACAAGCGCCAGGCGATATACACGAAGGCTGGAGTAACACGCACGCTTGACGTTGAGAAACTGCGCAAGGAGCACCCGGAAATTGACTTCGAGCAATACTACAAGGAGACAAAGAGAGCTGCGTCTATAACGTTCAAATAACCATGAAATCGGAAATTCTTTACGGCCACTACAAGACCAGAGCTGCGAAGGAAAAGGGCGTATTGTCAATAGACTGCCCGGTTACGGCTGAGGATGCACTGAAAATCAAAAAGAGGTTCGGTATATATACAGCCAGACGCAGCGCAACGCAGGAGAGATGTGCATCGTGTGTATTCTGCCGCGAGGTGTACGACAACTTTTGCAAGTGTGTGTTCGATGACTGGAGCAAACAGCCGGAAAGCATCCAAGAGGCGTTCGTTTCGGCGAATAAACAAAGCCAATATGTTAACTAATAAATCTTACGAAAATGAAAAAAAAAACAATACCGTTCGACCTGTTTACGGCGCTGAAAATTCAAGCAGGTATAACAAAAGGGCGATTTGTCACACGGTCTGGACACGCTGTGCGAATAGTATGCTTTAATGCAGGAGAGCCTTGTCCTATTGTGGCGCTGGTTGATACCGGCTCATACTTGGATGACAAAACGTTTACAATTGAAGGCAGATTTTTTGTAGGTGCCGACACGAGCTCGTTCGATTTATTTATTGAATTAGACGAGGAGGGCGAAAAATGATAGTACTTAAATGCGCGCTGATAATTGCGGCGCTTATAATTGTGTGGCTGTTCGGTTATATGGTGGGCGTGAAAATCGCAATCAAATACGCAGCCGAAAAAACAGCACAGGCACTTACGGAGGTTGTAGGAGAGAGTGACTCTCAAGAGGCCTACGAGTTTGCTGATAAATTAGTTGATAAAATCGAAAAAATCTTTTGAATATGACACTAGAAGGAATACGACAGCTGCTGAAATATGCGGTAGTAATCAACCCAGTTCGCAGAACTGATTTCGGTTCGCACCACGATGCGGGTGCTTACCTGGCAAAGTTACCAGCCAAAAGCGCTATCTGAGAGCGCACAAACTCGGAAAGTTTAACACTAAAAAATAGAATACTATGGACGTATTAACAATTAACGTGCAAATCACGAAAAACCCGCGCCAGTATGAGGCTGTGCGCCTGGGCATGGAGGCAACCGTTAACAGGAACGAAACTGCCGAGGATGCGATAAAAGAGGCTACTAGGCGACTGAATGAGCTGTACGATGAAATGTACACGCAAAAGACAAAGGACGGTGCAGAGGGCAAAAAAACGCAGGCTAAACCAGCACAAGAGCCAGCACCAGAGCCAGCACCAGAGCCAGCACCTGCACCTGCACCTGCACCTGCTGCAACAGCAGAGGCTGAAATAATGGCAGCAATCGCCGCAGCAGTCCAAGAGGGCGAGAAGGATGAGAGAGAGCTGCTGAAGTTCGACGACAAGCGCCTGCCAAAGATTATTGCACGCATAGAGAAGGCAAAGGACGCCAAGGGTCGCAATGAGGTTCTGAAGAACGTCGTGAAGTATTACAAGCTTGATGAGGGAGCGGCGAAAGCAATTGCCCTCGCGGTCAAGATTAACCAATAACAACTAAAAATTTTTATTACTATGCTTACACCAAAAATGAGCGGTCTTTTTGACTGCAGAGAATTTGACGGAAAAAAAGAGCACAGCGCTCGCAGACTGAAAGCTGACACCGAGAACATCGTTTTCTCCGCTATGTTCCTCAAAGATGAATTGCCTGACCAGTTCAAAGTAAACGGAGCTCCAGACAAGATGCTTAAGGAGCGGAGCACAAAGAAAGAACGTGCAGCCGCAGCGGCTGAAAATCGCCAGCCCGTATTGGATGCATTTGTCGCAGCCTTTAAGATTGGGCAAACGACGAAATGGTTTGACAAGTACGGGCACGCAACCGACCGTCCGACAAATGAAGAACTGGAGTCGGAGCGCTGGAACGTGCAAATCGACTTCTCGCGCCGAGAGAAAGACCCGAGCAACCCTTTGAAGGCAAGCGGGTACTGGGTCAACGCAATAATGGTGGCAAAGGTTGAGAGCAACCCGTTTGAAGGGCAAGCGTTCGAACAAGCTCCAGAGGCTGATGCGGAACAGGACTCCGAAGATGAGGCGCAAAAGCCGCAGACACTGCCAAGCGTATCTGCTGAGGTAGAGAGTGAGGGCGATGATGATTTGCCGTTCTGACGCAAACTGATTTCTAAGCGGTCTAAGGCATTTTCTTTTGCAAATGGTTTAGTTGTATGCCTTTCGAATGAAAGTGCCTTAGACTGCAAAACTGCTAAAAAATTTTGAAAGATGAAGAAGAAATATCAATACGTAAATTCGGCGCTTATTAAGGTTACAGCAAGCCTGCTGAGTGCGTACAAGGATGCACACCCACACTATGAGTCTCCGCTTATTCAGTACTGCACCGAACACAAGATAGCAAAGGACGACAGGACGCGTTTCGTGCGGGCTGCTCAGCAGCTGGGCTGGAATGTAATTAGAACTGACGGAAAGGTGTACGACAACGGGCGTTTGGCATGGAGCGAGTAAATGGTGGCTATAGGTGGGAGCTGAGGAAGGGCGGCAAAAAGATGCGCTGCCCAGCATGCGGGCAAATGCGTTTCGTGCCGTTTGTATCAGCAGCCGACGGTGTGACATTGGCCGGGGAGGAATACGGGAGGTGTGACCGCGAGCAGAATTGCGGCTACTTTCGATACCCGAACGGCAAAGATGCACAGAGTGTAGCAGAGCCGCGGCCTGTGGTACATGAAGAACCTTTGCGTTTTTACCCAGCCGCCGTTCGAACAGACCCTGGCACAAACCTCTTTGATTATGTGGCTGGCATGGTAGGATTGGCGAAAGCGATAAAGGTGTGGAATGACTACAAGATAGGGCGAGACGGAACACGAACGGTCTTTTGGTATATTGACAAAGGCGGATGTGTTCGGGCTGGCAAAAGCATACCTTACGGTAGGGACGGGCATCGTATCAAAACGGACAAATACCCTGCAAGCTGGCTGCACAAGTGCAAGAGTTGGGACATGTACAGGACGGGAAAAGAGCTGCAACTATGTTACTTTGGCGAACACCTGCTTAACGTTTACCCGGACAAACCCGTCGCGATTGTGGAAAGTGAAAAAACAGCGGCCGTGCTGAGCGCATATTCTGACACGTTTTTATGGTTAGCCTCCGGAGGCTCGCAAATGATTAAGCAAGACGAGAAGAATGAGGCGCTGAAGGGTCGGGGTGTGTTACTTGTTCCAGACAACGGGCAATACTGGAACTGGAAAGCAATAGCTGACAAAAACGGCTGGGAAATCACGACAAAAATGGAAAAGTGCCCGTGCTTTGCCGGGTGCGATATTCTCGACATGATTGAGACTGGAACCGTACACGTAAAAACGATAGATTATGAAAAAAATAACTGAATTCGAATTGACGGACGGAGGCGTGCAGAACCCCTGCGAATTGGTAAGTAATTACCTGCTTTGGGAACAGGAAGGGGGAACGTTGCAGAGCTGGCTGGAGCAATTCGACTTTGATAGCAGAGAGGAAATCGAAAAGGCGATTAGGTTGTTTATTCGGACGGTTGCGCTTGACAAATACATGCGGCGCAAACACCTCGAAGAAGAAAACCCCTTTGCTGCGGCTGTGTTTACACGTTATTCAAAGATTATGACCGACGCAAACCGATTGGACAAATACCCAGTCACTTTGTCTGGGGAAATTTGGCACGGAGGTTTTTCGCGCAAGCGATTGGAACAGAGGACTGAGAGCCTTTTCGGCTCGGTAACTCCGAATGCAGCCAAGTTCAATGCAGCTGCAGAGAGGCTCGAAAAGGTGTACAATCTGAGCCCTGTTGACATTGAAAAGCTGCATTTCTTTGTCGAACAGGTCAAGGCAGGGGAAAAGTTTCCGAACAGCCTGCGACGAATGCTTTACATCTGGGGCGCGGAAATGAAAACAGGAAAGACGACAAGCGCAACGATGTTAGTCAGCTTGCTCAATGGCGACACGAACGAAAGTAATATATCAAGATACAGCTCGACGCTGGCGCAGGAAATGCAGGTAAAAAGTTTCGCAGTGCCGAAAATAAGCGAATGCAATGCGGTGCTTATGGACGAGTGCTTCTTCGCTGACATGGGTAAGATGTATTCCGATTTCAAACGGTTCATAACATCAAGCAACGGACGGGCACGATTGCCGTACGGACAGGAATTCGAATGGACTGGACAGCCGAATTACGTGAGCACGTCGAATGACAGCTTGCGCAAATTTATCAAAGACTGGAGCGACCGAAGGTATTTGTCTATTGAGTTCAAGGGAAAGCCGACCGAAAAACTTTCGTTCCCGGAAATCAAAGAGCTGTGGGCTGATTTTGTGCTGAACAGCGAGCGGACAAAGAACTGGGCAGAGTGGGCTGAAGAACTTGCACCTGTCAGCGAGGAAAAGGGCGACCGAACCGAGGTAACTGAGGAACTGGAGGTCGAGTTGCGCAAGTTGGCGATGATTGAGAGAGTGCTGGCACTGACAACACCAAGCTCCAGCCCAAGCAACCCGCAAAACAAAGTGGCTCTGAAAACGTTTGTCGATTGGTTCGGCGAGAGCATGGGCGTTGTAGAGGCTCACAAGCGCAGGGCTGAGATAGAGGCGGCTGTGCTGAAAGTGTACGGTGCAAGATATAGCACGACCAATTACTGGCTGCTATCGTCGATGCAGGATGTAGCGCTAAGTCTAAAAAATGATATTAACAAACCAGACGTAAAGGTCGAGCCAGTGCAAGATGATAACGACGACCTTCCGTTCTAAAAAATCGAACACAAAAATGAAAATCGCAATGTATGACAACGACAGAAAGCCTATACAGCTTAACCTATTCGACGACCTATCACAAGAGGGCAAGCCAAAGAAGGAATGGCAAAAGAAAATAAAGCCGGAAGACGAACCGTTGGAGAAGAAAATCGAAAGGGCTTTGTGGTTGTTGCGCACGGCTGCTGCCGACACCGACCAGCCTATTGAGATTTCGTACAGCGGCGGCAAGGATAGCGACGTGATACTTGAGCTTGCACGAATGGCGGGCATCAAGTACCGAGCCATCTACAAGAATACGACCATCGACCCGCCAGGAACCATCAAGCACTGCATGGATAACGGCGTGGAGATTATGAGGCGCAAGTCGTTTGCCCAAGTCATTCAGGCGAAAGGATTTCCTACCTACACACGGCGGTTCTGCTGTGCGAAGTTGAAAGAATACAAGGTTCTCGACCGCTCCGTGCAAGGTATCCGACGCTGTGAATCGACAAAGAGAGCCAAGCGGTATAAAGAGCCGACGGTGTGCCGACTATACGGGTCAAAGAAACAGCACGTCGAAGTGTTCTTGCCAATTCTGTATTGGACTGACGCAGACGTGGCCGAGTTCATCCGTCAGCGCGGCATAAAGTGCCATCCGTTGTACTACGGTAAAGGCGGAGAGTTCAACCCCAAGTGTCGGCTCGGTTGCATGGGCTGTCCGCAGAAGTCAGACCGAGGGTTGGCAGAATTCAAGGCTAATCCCCGTCTGGTGAAATTTTGGCTACGCAATGGCGAGATTTGGTGGAACACGCACAAGCTGGAGAAGACCAAGAAGAAATTCAGGTCTCATTACGAGGTATTTGTTCGCAATGTATTCTTCGACCGCTACGACGATTTCCACAATGCTATTGACAATATGTTCGGAAAGATTGATTGCAAGCAGTTCCTCATGGACTACTTCGGCATCGACCTCTGACAATGATATTAACAAACCAGACGTCAAGGTCGAGTCAGTGCAAGAGGATGACAACGACCTTCCGTTCTAAAAAATCGAACACAAAAATGAAAATCGCAATGTATGACAATGACGGCAAGCCCCGTCAAGTTAGATGCCCTTTCGGCATACGAGAACTTAGCAAGGACGAATGCTATAGTGGAAATGGTCGAAACAAATGCAAGTTCTTCAAATGCTACGACCACGTGTTTCCCGGTAAAAACGGCGGAAAGAGTCAAAGCTATATAGTATGCAGGGGCAAAGTGGACTTGCTGCAACAGGAAATTCCTTTCGATTAGAAATGAAACTACACGAGTATCAAAAGAGACTGGCCAACTTTATTGCCAAGCATCCGCGGTCGATTATCTCGGTCGATATGGGATTGGGAAAGACGGCAGCGGTGCTGGCATGGTTGGACTGGTACGCCCGAAAGCGCAAGTATGACATTCGGGCGCTGATAGTCGCACCAAAACGTGTGGCTGAGAATAACTGGCTACAAGAGGCGCAAAAGTGGGGGCTGGTAGAATTGGCCAGCCGAATGACAATAGTGGCAGGAACGGCACAAAAACGTGCTCTATCGCTTTCCGACGATACGAAACCGATTAAGATAATCAGCAGAGACAACTGTAAGGACTTCGTTTCGATGGATGTGGATGTGCTGATATTGGACGAGCTGACCAGTTACAAGTCGAGCAATGCTGTGCGGTCGCGGGCGGTCAAGAGTGTGCAGGCAAAGGTCAAGGTCGGTCTGACCGGGACGTTTCTGGCTAACGGTGCGGTGGATATATACGGCCAAGCGTCAGCTGTCGGCTTAAGGTTGGGCGAGAACTTCTACGCCTGGCGCGCAACGTATTTCCGTGACATATTGGCAGGTTCTGGGCTGGCGTTCCAGAAATGGAGGCTGAGCGTTCCGTTGGAAAAAGTGCTTGCTCCGATTAAGGAAAACGTCTTTACTTTGACAGCACAGGACTACCTCGAAATTCCAGAGGTAACACACATGACGCACGAGATAGAGCTGGATGTGGAAACAAAGACAGCAATCGGAGAACTGGACGCGTTCCTGTCGGCAAAGCTTAACGGAGAGGTACTGACCTTCACGGAACAGCAAAAGTTTGCCAAGTTGCAGACGCTGTGCAATGGCTTTGTATATCAAGACTATGTTAATATAGAAGGCGACGAGCAGACGGAAGGAAAGAGGGCTGTGCGAGGAGAGCGGAGTGTTAAGTTGGAGGCGGTGGCTGATTTTGTGGCCGACTGCCGTGACCAAGGCGAGCAGGTGCTGCTGTTTTATGCGTTCCTGGAAGAAGAACGGTGGCTGTCGGAATTGCTGGAGGCGCGCAAGGTTCGGAAATGGACAGTACGGGACGAGCAATTTATGACGAAATGGAACGACGGTGAGATAGATTGCCTGCTTGCGCACCCGGCCAGTGCAGGGCATGGTCTTAATTTGCAATATGGTGGGCGCATTATCGTTTGGAGCACGCTGACGTACAACTACGAGCTGTTCGCACAGGGCAATGCAAGGCTGGCAAGACAGGGGCAACGGAAAAATGTACAGATACACTACTTCGTTGCTGCTGACACATGCGAGAAAAGAGCGGTGCAGGCGCTGCGACAAAAGCAGAACGACCAGAACGAGTTCTTAAATCTGACGAAACAATGATATTACCAAGTTCGTACAAAAATAGCGTCAATGCTGAGGCCGTTGCCACAGGCAAAAAGAGAGCCGCAAAAGAGCATGCAGGAGCTGGACACACGTGCGGCGAGTGCAAGCTTGGAGAGTGGGCGAAGAGAGAACTGGACGCTAACGGCCTTCCCTTTATGGCTTATTGCCATAAGGGGAAAGGCGGTTACTCGGTTCGGAAAATGTGTAACGTTACCCTGCGCGAAAGCGACGCGTGCGATGCGTTTTGCGCTGGTTCTAAGCCGTTTGAGTTATGAGGCGGGAGGAATTAGAACTCGAAAACAAATGCAGAGCCTACGCCCGGACTAACGGCTGGGTGGCATGCAAGCTGGAAAAGAACGGCAACAAAGGTGTGCCGGACGACCTTTTTATTTCTCCGCGAGAGGTGTGTCTGCTGGTCGAGTTCAAGAAGGACGGGAAGCAAAAACTGAGACAAGAGCAAAAGCTGTGGCGTGAGCGTTTTCCTCATATTGTGCACGTTATCAGTGACTTCGGTGCGTTCACGGCCTTGCTTTCAAGTCAAGACGAAGGAGAGTAATTTTTTTTTTTTTATTTTTAGAAAAGGCAAAAAACACTTATATATATATACATATACACGAGAAATCAAAAAAAAAAAAAAAAAAAAAAAAATAGGCGATTGGTCGCCACGAGGTCGGCTGGGTCAAGGGAGGGCGCTCTCCCTTAATCGAGGGTCGGCAGGCGCGCGCCTGTGGAGGGGGGCGTTTTTCTGACACCTAAGCCGCGACTTTTGTGCTGGTGTGTGTTTGTATGAATATGCAAAAAGAGTGTCGGAGAGCGGAAAGTGCGAAAAAAATTTGCATATGTCAAAAAAAAGCAGTACCTTTGCAGCCGAAAACAAAATACAAATGCTTATGGAGACTGAAATTAAGTTTGACCAGAGGAACTACCGAAAGCACTCGAAGAAAAACAAAGCGCTCATTCGAAAGAGCCTTGTAGAGTTAGGTGCTGGGCGTTCGGTTGTGATAGACAACGAAAACGAACTCGTCGCCGGGAATGGCGTGTACGAGCAGGCGCAAGCCTTGAAGATGCCCGTGCGTATTGTGGAGACTGACGGGTCGGAGTTGGTGGTCGTGAAGAGAACAGACCTCGGGACACAGGACGACAAGCGCAAAAAGTTGGCACTGGCAGATAATAGCGCAAGCGATACTTCGGAGTTCAACAATCGACTGCTGTCCGAAGATTGGACGAGGGATGTGCTGAAAGAGTGGGGTGTTACGCTGCCGGAGACGATAGACTATGAGCGCGTGAGCGCCGAGGAGGTTCTGAACGCAATTGTTTACAAGCCGAGCGAAACCCCAGCCAGCATCGACGAGTTCGTTGACGATGCGCTTTATAACAAAGTAAGAGAGGCGGTCGGAGCTCTGAAAGTGCCCAAAGAGTTGCGCGCGTTTGTGCAGCTGCGGCTTAACTCGTTCCGGCGTTTTCGGTTCGACAAGATTGCAGACTATTATGCCAGAGCCGACGAAGATACGAAGAAGGTGTTTCGCCAGTTGGCCTTGGTCTTTGACGTAAGGGGCACGTCGTTTGAAAAGGACATACTCGAGTTTTATTCAACAGGACTAAGTTCGGACGAAAATGCATATGAGTAAACAAGACTTGCAGATATTTGTGCTCAGCTTTGGCCGTGCAAAAGTGCCGACGTTGAAGAGCATTAAGGAACGGGAGAGCGTCATCGTGCTCACGAGTTCTGACAACAAGTTTGCGGAGGACATCGAAAGCCTTGGCGCGAAGGTTGTGGTGTTTGACAAGTCAACCTTCAAAGGTCGAGGACTTGAAATGCTAAACGAAGAAAGCATCCCGACAAAACGTTCGGCCGTATATGGTTACAACTACGCAATCGACTGGTGTCGTGAGCATGGCGTGCGGTACGCATTGGTGCTGGACGACGACTATATCGCGACGGAGTACATCAACGACCGCAACAGGGGAGCGTCGCCGTTTATAGACGTTTGGGCAAAGCATGCAGTCGTATTTCTGAAAAATCATCCAGAAGTCGGTGCGACGTGCGCAATCAACAATGGTCAGCTTATGGCTAATTTGAAAAGCGCGTACTTTTCCAATCTGAGGAAACGGCAGCTGATGAACACCATAATCTTTGACACGACCAAAGAGCACCATTTCGAAAGCCTCGGCAACGGCGATTATGTGACGCAGGCGATAATGAATACAAGTTCCTGCTGAGCGTTTTTGACGAGGTAACGGTCAAGACCTTGAACGACAGCAAGGGGCTGACAGACGATGAGGTTAGGGCGATAGTCGAGCTCGGCTTCAAGTGCAAACAAAACCCAGTGGCAAACGATTTTGAGGAATGCAGGTTCGCCAAGCCGTGTTTCGACCCGGATGGAAAGGAACACAAGTGCTGCCTGTGCAAGGCGCAAGGAGGCTTCTTTGGCGTGTCAAAATGTATCGTTCCGTGCGTAATGTATAACAGCAACAAACAGGGCGAGCTTATCTGGAACAGGTACGGTTTCGCTATTTAATCTTGATAATATGAAAAAAGAGTACAAACATAAAAGCCCTGAGGCGGCTGAGAGGGAGCGCAGACATCAGTTCGGCCAACCGGAAGGAAACAAACAGGGTAACCCGTCAACGGCAGTCAATCAGCGAGAGTTCTACCGCTGGTGCGAGAGCCAAGCAACGGAGCAAGAGCTGCGCGAGTATTTGAGAGACGAAATCAACCCGATGGCGAGGCGCAAGTTTGTCGCCGCGTTAATGGGATGCAACACGGTGCAAGATTTCTTCGATTTGACAAACCAGACCCACGGGCAGCCGAAACAGGTAATCGAGCAAACGAACCTGCCGGACGTTCGGGTGGTGCTTGAATAAATGGCTGGTACACTTGACATATCGGTAAATAAAAAAATATACCTGTACCTTGAACAGCGCAACCCGCTCATGGCGTTACAGGGTGCACGCCGTGCGGGAAAGACCTACACGGTGTGCCAATGGTTGCTGTTGCAGATGTACAACGAAGGCGACGTTGTGGTCGTAGCCAGTATGACAAACGAACAAGGCCGAAGGGGTGCGTATGAGGACTGCAAGACGATATGCAACAGCTGGGGAGCGTTTGGTGACCTGTTCGAGATAACCAAAAGTCCGCGAAGAATAGAATGCAAGAGGAACAACACAACAAGCGGCAAATCTGGGGTAATGGAGTTCGCAGCGTTCGAAGACCCTGAGAGGGCAAAGGGTGCTGCGTGCGACTGGGTATTTATCAACGAGGGCAACAAGTTTACTCGGCAGCAATATCTCGACCTGGCAGCCAATGCACGCAATGGCGTGATTGTGGACTACAACCCTAACCAACACTTCTGGATAGAGGACGAGTTGGACGACAAAGAGGTGTTAAAATGTAGCTGGCAGGATAACAGAAAGCACCTCACGCCCGCGCAGCTCAGTTGGTTCGAAAAGCTGAAAGCGAATGCGATGCGCGCCAATGCAACAGCCGCTGACATGTATTATTATTCGGTGTATTACCTTAACCAATACAGCGAGCTGGCCGGGGACATCTTCACGCCGCAAATCATAAGGACATGCAAGCTGGAGGATGTGCCTGTGTCGGAGTTGCGAAACCCGATAGTGTTTGGAGACCCCAGCGCGCTTGTGGGTGCGGACTGGTTCCCGTTAACACTGAGCGCGACCGCGCCGGACGGCACGATATACATACTAGATGCGGACAGCACCAACGAGGGAGGAAAGGCCGAGCGGTGCAGAGCGATTGAGCGAATGCTGGGACGGTTGGACAATACCCGCATCTACATTGAGAGCAACGGCTATATAGGTCAGACGTTCATCGAATATGCCAGAGGTGAAAAATCAAACGAGCAGCCAGAGAGGGTGCTGCCAGTTGAAGGCTGGTGCAGCCGCGGCGACAAGTTCGACCGCATTCTCGCCCAATACGAAAAGATACGGGACAAAGTGGTCTTCGTCGAGCAGCCGCGGCTCCCAGAGTATCTGAAACAGGTGTACGAGTTTGCGCGCAAATGCGAGCACGACGATAACATAGATAATATCGCAAGTGTGTGCAGGGTGCATGATTGGCTGAGCGCTTAGGTCGTTCTTTTGGCACCTAAGGCGGCGTTTTTGCGCTTATGTATGTTTTATTTTCGTTCGCCCAAAAGTGCCTTAAAAGCCAAAACTGCATAAAAAATCTGGGTAAAAACAAAAAAAGTGCGAAAAAAATTTGCATATATCAAAAAAAAGCGTTACCTTTGCGGCAAATTTTGAAAAATGAAGATACGGGACTCTATAGCAATGCTTTTTCGACGCGGTCAAGTTGTGAGCTTTGACTACGGCCTGCCGTTTACCAATTGGGGGCTGTGCAGTCACGAGTTCGCACAGGTTATTTGGTATAACATCTGCGACATACTGACTGACCTTGTAGAGGACGTGAAGATGAAGAACGAGGGAACGGAAGAGCCGTTGAGCAAAAACGGAATGAAGTTTGCTGCGTTCGTTGCGCTTGTGTACAATAACGGAAAGCAGGTGCTGCAAAGGGTGTACGACGAGGGCTATGTTGTGCTGGCATATGACGGCGCAAAGTTCCGGCAACTGAAATCGACCGAATACACGGTGAAAACGGAAAAAGGTGTTACGGTGGTAGAGCCAAACAACAAAGAGCTGGACGTGTATGTAATGAAAAGCTCGTCGTTTGATATGTACGGCCGCAGTGACAAGTCCATGTGCAAGGGCTGGCTCGATTTTCTCGACGATGTTATGAACGGCAGCGCAACCGTCAGCAAGAGACTCGGAGCGGTGGTTGTAGCCAGCCCGAAGAACCTCAACAATGCCCCGACAGCCGTAGTGCTTACGGATGAACAAAAGGAAAAGCTCGAAAAGGACATGCAAAAGAGTTACGGCGCGCTGTCCCGTCAGTCAAATGTAATGCTGCTGCCGCGCGAGATGTCCTGGCAGACGATTAACCTTGCAGGTCTTGACTTGAAGATGCAGGAAAAGGCAAAAACGGCGATTCTGGCGATTGTTGACCGTATCAAAGTACCTGCAAACCAAGTGGCAATAATTGACGCACAATCGTCAAAAACGTTGGCTAACGGCAGCGAAATGAGAGAGGGCGACAAGTTGAAGTACAAGTCTTTCCGAAGGCTGTTCGAGAGAACGTTTGCAGACATGGCTCGGTATTATGGCATTCAAATGTCGTACGTAATAGACGGAGAGCCGATAGGGTCTGACTCACAAGTTATTGCAAACTAATAAGTTACGAATAATATGAACGAACTTTTTACTGAAATAAACGAGCGCTTGCCGCTGTCCGACGTTGTTAAGTTAGGAGACTACAGGGAGGTTGAGAACCTTAGCCTGGAAACAATAACCAAATCGGCAGAGGACAAAAACAAAAAGCTGAACGGCATGCTGATTTACGGTTACGAAACCAAGTTCGCAGCCGGAACGAATACCAATTACGAGCGGTTCTCAAAGGATGCGCTCGATAAATTTATCAACGACTACTATAAGAAGAACGGGCTGAACATGCCGCTTACCGTGCAGCATGGTTGGAGACGTGGGGATGTAATCGGGCGCGTGCTGATTATAGAGGTAAACAGCGTCGGCTTTTATTTCGTGTGCTATGTACCGAAAGGCGTTGCAGGGTATGAAGATATTCGACTGAAAGTCCAAGAGGGTATTCTGCAGGGGCTGAGCAAAGAGGGCTGGAGCACGAAAAGCAAGGCGTTCTGGAAAAAGGACGGTTCGTTCGATTACCTGCTTGTTGAGGAAATGGAAATGCTTGGTGTTTCGCTGGTAACGACACCAGCCAACGGAAACCCGCTTGAAAAAGCCAAAGAGGTAAAGGACGGGCTGCAATTTGTCAACAAAACGAAAGATAATGCCGAAGAACAGCGCGAAGCGTTTGAGGCTATGTTTAACTAATAAATTTTTTTGATATGAAGAAGAAACTTGTGTATCTGAAAGACTTTGCGAACTTGACAGCAATCAAGCGCAAAGTTACTGACGCTTTTAGCGAGCGCGGAAAAGAGGCAGCTGACGCTATTCGCGCACTTATCGACGAGCTGGAGCAGAGCGAGGTAGAGGTGGACGAAGAAATGCTGGCTGAGAAAATCAAGGAGGTAATTGCTGCGGCTGAGCCGAACAGCAAGACCCAAGAGGCAATCGCCAATGCGATTGCTCAGCGTATGCAGAAAATCGTAGAGCCTGCGACGAAGAAGGAACTGAGTGCAGCTGTGAAGAACCAAATCTCCGCAGCTATTCTGCGCGCCAACGGCAAGGAGGAAGTCAAGAACGCCGTTGAGGCTGTTCTGGTTAAGAACGACATCTCTGGATTGACTATGGAGGACGTAGTGGACTATGCAATCGTTGAAAGCTGGGGAGACCTCAACCCGATTTTCAAACGTCTGCACAAGACCATGTTCACGAAGTTCTTCTACAACGACGACGACGTGAAGACAGCGCTCCTGCTTGCAAAGCAGTGGGACAAGACCGGGGAGACTGAGAAAGTCATCCAGCAGCTAGCAGTAATCGGCAAGACCATTTCGACGAAGTACATCTACAAGCGCCAGCGCGCTGCGCAGGAGGACTTGGACGAAATAGAGAAGGCTGGCCGTTTGTCCAGTTTCCTGCGTTTCATCAACGAGGAACTCGACCGCATGATTGTGAACACCATAGTGCTCGCAATCTTGGTCGGCGACACCGTCAACAACCTGGCCGACCGTGTGACCACGTTCGAGACCATCGGCTCCAAGGCTGAAAGCGACGCCTTCACGACCGTTAAGACCGTAGCCAGTGGCACGGCTGTAAGCTTGAAGGCACTGCGCGAGATGTGCGACACTGTGAAGAACCCGTACGGCAAGAGCAAAATCTTGCTGATGAATAGCGCGACGTTCGCAATCGTGTCTGAGTTCAAGTACAGCCAGAACGGCTCGCTTTTGTATCGTACCAGCGAGGAAATCGCCCGCATGCTCGGTTGTGACGAAATCGTTGAGTGTGACCTGCTGGATGCAGAGACGTCAGCTGGAACAAGCGCAGGCATGTTCGCAATCTGCATGCTCCCGGACGGCTACTGGTACAACGAGAAAAAGACCATTTCGGTGGCTTACCCGAAGTACGAAGAGAACGTCATGAACTACCAGAAAGAGCGCAACATCGGCGGAGCAATCCACGACCTGTACTCGACCGCAGTTCTGAAACGCGTCTAAGAGCAATAAAAGGGAGAGCCGCAAGGCTTTCCCTGCTCTCATAATTAACAAAATAATAAGTATTACTTGCACACATGACAAAAGACTGGTATTTGCAACATGGTTTCAAGCTGAGTCCGCTGATTGAACAGGCGGAAATCGAAAGCGCAGAAAAAGATGTACGCACTGCGTATGTTGCCCCTATTCTTGGGAGCGCTGCCGTTCCGTCTGAATATGAGGCGGTCGTTGAGAATGCAGTCGGCAATCTGGCATTTTTGCTGATGCTGCAACGGTCAATTTTCCTAACCAGAGCAGGCGCAAAGATAAAGACTGGCTATAATAGTCAAGAGGCTGACGCTTGGACAAAGCTACAACAGGCTGCAATGAGCTGCCACTTGGCGCTGGTTGAGCTTGGGAAAGTGCCCGGGGCGGACGCATCGGCAGAGGTGATGGACGTGTGCAAGATTTATTTCAAATCGAATTTTTTTAGTCTTTAAATATGGCATCATGTATTGACAATATCGCCGGAAATATCGGCTTGAATTGTGCCAGCCCTATCGAGGGCGGCTATACTGGTCGCGCCGTGCTGATACCTATGGAGGCTGTGCCCGTGTTGACAAAAGACGCAAACAACCCGCGCAGCATTAGCGCAATCGCGATTGCAACAGGCGCAAAGGTTGTGGCTGTGGACAACGAAGGCGTGAGTCCTTTTGACGGCTCGCAGACCGTAGGCAACAACGAGGCTGGCTACACTCGTTTCACGAAGACCGTAGTCGTTCGCATGCCGGAGCGCGGTGCAGATTTTGCCGCTGAGGTGCTCGAACCGCTGATAAAGAGCGGACGCGGCTTTATCGGTGTCTTTGAAAAGGTTGACCGTGTGGGCGACGGTTCGTTCGAGGTAATCGGCGCGCAGTCCCCGTTGAAGGTTGTTGACCCCAGCACGGTAACCCGTACAGAGACCACCGCCGGAGGTGGTGCTTGGCAGGCAACTCTCCAGAGCACTGAGGTGTATGCAGAGAGCGTACTTTTCGACACCGACTACGAGACGACACTTGCAGCCTTTGAGGCACTGCTTGCAAAGGCGTTCTAAATGAGGGAGAGCGCACCCCGTGACAAATAGAGTTGCGCGAGTGCGCTTTTCTTCGTTTTTAAGCGGCCTTCTTGTTTCAAGTGTTAGAATGTATCACTTTGCGCTGAAATGCGCTCAAACGTAAAATCTTACTAAAAATTTATGAAAACAAAAGTTCTTAAATATAACCTTGCCGGGCGCTCACAGGTGTTCGTCGTTTCCCTTTTGGCATTGTTGAGGAAAACAGGCCTTGCGGGAGAGGAAACGAGCGGAGCGATACCTGCCGAGGTACTTGATACGCTGAAAATTCAGCTCGTATCTCCGAACGTAACAGGTGCGCAGATACTGACGACCAAGCTGACACGCCCGTGTCATTATTCGGTCGAGGGTAATGAGCTGACTATTGCGCTTGGAGAGTTGAACCCCGGCCAGCATCGACTGACCGTAAAAAGTGTGTACGGGACAAACACCCGTTCGTTGCTGATTATTGACGCAACCGTGCCTGTAGGAGCCGGAGAGACTGGCGAGGCGATTAGTGTTGACGTTGCAGCCGTTTCGACGGTGTCGGACGAAAACAACGCTGACGGTCGTGTTTTCCAGTCTGACGAAGACGGTAACGCGACAATAAACGCAAACACGCTATCAATCGGTGGCGGAAACGCAACTGGAGAGAATGCTGTAGCTGAGGGCGAGAGCACCACAGCCAGCGGCGACAGGTCACACGCTGAGGGTAACGGTACAAAGGCCTTAGGAGAGGACTCTCACGCCGAGGGCTCTGCTGTGTGGGGCAGCCCGTACGAGGTTACGGTGCGACCGCTAACAGCCCAAGAAAAAGAGAAAATCACTGCAAAAGTAGGGAATGTGTACCCGGACTACATCTCCGAGAATGACGAAATCGAGGATGGTCAGGCGCCTGTGCTTTATTCCGATGAGGAATGTACTACTAAGGTTGCACGTATTAAGTGGAGCAAGTATTCTGACATTTGGCTTGACGGATATGAGGCTGACTTTTTCCAGATTGTAGAAGGCACACTTGCAGCTGGCACGTATTGGGCACGTTTCGAGCCCACAGCCAGCGGCAACGCGTCCCACGCTGAGGGCGCGAGCACCACAGCAAGCAGCAACGCGTCACACGCTGAGGGCGAGGACACCACAGCCAGCGGCTACGCGTCACACGCTGAGGGCGAGAACACCACAGCCAGCGGCGACAGGTCAC